AAAGTTGACCCCCAAATAATTTGGCTTTCCCCCTAAATTATTTGGTTGCCCTTATGTTGATAAATTTCAACACTATTTGTAATCTCTTTTTATTACATTTATGCCTTGATAAAACTATTATTAGTACTTCTAGGAACCTTTTCGCCCTTCTGTACTAAAATTATTTCAATTCCTTCTAACTCTTTTTTGCTAAGTCTTCTGTCCCAGATGAATTACCATTTTTTGCCCAGCCTAGCCATTTGTAATCTTGCTCATGTACTCGATAATAAATATCATATCGATTTGCCATTTTTCCTGTTAGCTTGATTCATATCACCTCTAATCATTTTTATTATCCTAAAGTACCTGAAATTGCTCCATCACTTCTCCTGTCTTGCCAACTATATCCTGGATATGAGTTTAATATTGGATTGAACCAATAACCAATTTTATAAACAATGTTATTCTACACTGTCCTGAAAAAAATTTTAAGATAGGCAGATATTTTGCCTTCTACTTCAACAGAAGTTCAAAAACATATAACAAAACTGCTAAACTAGTTGGAAAAAATTTAAACATAAAGTTCAGTCAAAAAAAGAAAGAGCAACAACTAAAATAAATAAACAAAAGTCACATTTCAAATATTATATGATAGAATCATTTCAAGGGATTCTTTACTATGTCCATGTGGATAATAGTGGAAAATGAAGAAAAATATTATGCAACAGATGAGGAAACATTATTAAAAAGACTGGAGGAATATAAAGAGAACTATCTGAATGAATAGATACCATTTATGAACAATACAGCAGAAAGAGGGCTAAGAGGGGCAAAGACAAAAATAGAGGTATCAGGGCAGTTTACAAATTAAAAAAATGCCTAATACTTTGTAAGGATAAAGAGCTATATAGAAATAGGACACAGACAAGGTATAGAGAGCTATGCATTGATCAAAGCTGCCCTTGATGGTAAACCATATACAATAGAGCAAATAAAAAAGCATGATGAATGAAACAGTTAATTATCATGTTTTTTTGTTGATTATGTTCTTTGACTGTGAATAGTAACAAGAATTTAAATATTTTCAAACTTTTTCATCAAAAACTAATGATTTTTATATAGTTAGTTTTTATATCTTTGTAATTTATAATTTTATCATAATATACTAAATTATATTTTATTTATAAATCACTTTATTTAATAATATATTATTAAATACTTAGTTACTATTCATTTCATTTATCAATCGTTTCATATGTCCTTCAAACATAACATACATTCCAATATATATAACTTCTGCAACTAAAGTAAAAGAAATCATTATTACCACAAATGATGCCAATGATCCATATACTGTTGTATAATCAGCTATACTAAAATATAGCTCTAACCCTGATAATAGTATCAACATCAATAAACTTGCAAGTGCTGCTCCTTTTACAATATCTATCACATGAACTTTAACATCTGGTATTATTTTGTAAAGTAAAAATAAGATAACAAACATAATTAAAAATAAATATATTTCATCAAAAATAAATATGTTACTTAAATTCATAAAAACATTAAGTACTGGAATAATTGTTAATAATGAGATAATAATTAACAAAAGTATAAATACTATTAATGTTTTAAATAACATAATTATTTGTTCAATAATAAAGTTTCTTTCATGAGTTGAAGGAAAAAGATTTTTTGATATTCCATATAATTGATTAATACCTCTACTTACAACAAATAAAGAAGTGATTATTGCAATTATTGAAGAAATACTAATATGCCTTGATTTTAAGGATATAATAATAATATTAGAAAATTCAGGTGTTAAATATTTTTTCAATAACTCTTCTAGTGATGTTAAATCAACATTAAATATAGATGCTAAAAAAGCACATAATGAACAAATAGGAATTATTGACATAATTAAATAATAAGCAAAACATATTCCTGCATTCTTATTTACTTATAACGATAATCTAAAATCCGATTATTTACTCTATTATATATTTTAATAATTATTTTTCTCATATTTCTTCACCCAAATCCCTTTTATTTAAGTATATCTTAGATATTTTAAATTGCATAGTATTCAAACTAAATTTATCCTAACAATAATAAACTTTATATATAAATAATACATATATTTATAAATATTAGTTATTTAAATATATATGCACTAAAAAATGATGATTGGAATATACCAATCATCACTTTTCTAATATTTTTCACCACTTAATAAATATTTCCATGTATTCTTTCCAACTATCCCATCTTGTTTTAAACCACGATTTTTTTGAAACACTTTTATTGCATTTTTAGTTTTAATTCCAAAAATTCCATCTTCTACAATATTAAAGCCAACACTATTTAATCTTTCTTGAATTAGTTTAGTTATATTGCCACATGCATTTATTCTTACAATTGGACAAGCTATTAAAATATTATCAGAGTTTATCCCATTAACTATTAGATTACTTGAATATTGTTTATTTAATTCCTCTTGTAATCCAGCAATCCAATTATCATATTTATCATTTGAATTTTCATTGCTAATTCCTTGATAAATCGCTTCAGCAATTCTACCAGGACCTAACTCTAAATATCTATTAGCATCATCACTATCAACAAAACAAACTTCAACTAAAATACTTTTAGCTCTAGTTCTATTTATTACATATAAATTACTTCCATCTTTAATCCCACGATTATTAAAACCTAATAGCTCAATATCTTTACATATATTTAAAGCTGGTTGTAATATTTTACCCTTGTATGTATATACTTCGATACCTTTTCCACCACCTGCATTAAAGTGAATTGAGATAAAATAATCTACATCCTCTTTATTAACAAGTTCAACTGTTTCCTTTAAATATTCTGCTTGAGAATTAGCCTTATCAACTGTACAATTAGTTACTTTATGCCCATTATTCTTTAATAGTCTTATTAACCTTTCTCCAACATTTCGTGTTTCAATGCTTTCATTTATAATTCCTATAGCTCCACTACCTGGTCCTTCTAATGTATGACCACAGTTAATTGCAATTTTCATCTAATCTTTTATCTTTCAATCCAGGTGTTGTTGGATCATTGATGGCATTAAATACACTTATAAATACTAAACTCAGTACATATGGATTTTTAAAAGCATTAATTAACAACTTCATTAGTGTACTCCAAGTAGTTATATCTTCAGCTCTTAATCCAGCGTATGCTAAAACTGGAGTTAAAACTGCTAATATAATTTGAATTAGAAAAATAGGGTTCTTTAATCTAACTTTTAAATTTATATTTTTCATACTATCATTTTATTATGCAGTTCTTTTCCACATGTAACATGTGATATAAGGATTCATTAAATCAATTTCAGTATCATAAGTTGCATCCTCACGAGTTCTTTCTTCACCTATATGAGATAGATTTAAAACTGCTCGTTTTGCTAAAATAACTCGGCTTGGAGTATTAGTAGCAGTCATATATGCTTGATCACCATCAAAAGAACAAGTTTGCAAATGATGGTGCGTATTCTTTTTATTTCCTCCTGTTTTTTCTACTGTATTAAAACTACTATCACTTGTATCTACACCTAAGGGAACTCTACCATTCCCCCATCTAATCCATGTACCGCCAAAAGTTGTTTGTGGTGAAACTGAAGATGTACTCATATAAATACAACCAACTGGATGCATTAGTAAAAATAACTGTTTTGTTAGAGAGGTTACAGAATTAAATGCATTTTTTAATTCTGTTATTTGATCTAAAGCAATCATGTTAAACTTTTTATTCCAGGTTGTGCTATTTTTTAAATAAAAATCACCATTAGCTGTATTAACATAAAAATCTCCACTTTTACCTAAAGAAGATGCAGGTGTTGTAGTTCCATTTCTAATAATTACAACGCTATTAGCTGCATCATTAGCTCTTTGACTAGCCTGATTAGCATTAGTTGTTGCAGTTTTTGCATCATTTGATGCATCTTGAGCGCTCTTAGCTCCCTGAGTAGCTAATATAGTAGCACTTCTCGTTGCACTTGTAGCACTTCTTGAATCTGCTATTACTGAAGTAATTTCATCTTGTTGTGTTGAGGCTCTTTCAATTAATCTGTTTACCACATTTTGATGTTCATTAGAAGTACTAAGCATTTGACTAACGACATCTTTTACATTTAAATCTATGTAATCATCTGCTACTTTAATTACCATATCCTGCCAAGTATTTTCTTCTGGTAAAATATTACCTTTACCAGCAGTAGCCTTTATTTTATAAATGATTGGATTAGTTTGTATTGTTTCATTTCCATTTGAAAGTGAAAATGCTATTGCTACATAACCATCTAATTCAAAAGCTTGGGGTGGTAATTTAAAAATATTATTATTGATTATTAATTGATATGTCTTTGAGTCTCGGTTATTTTCTAAAAAACGGTTATTTAAATACTTATAATGTGGTACTACAACATAATTTTCATATTTACTATCTTTTACAAACCTAAATTTTATATCCCCACTAAATTGTGCTGGAATATCATTAATATCACACGATAAATCATATCCTAATTGAGTAATTGTTGATACAATCATTTAATTCTTTCCTCCTTCAATCTTTTCATTTAACTCTTGAACTGCTTTATAAACAATTGCCAAAGCATTAATAATATTAATCTTTTTTTTATCACTACTAAGCAGCTTGTCTGATATTTGGTAATTATTACCTGTTAAAAAACTTATTTGTTTTTCATTATCTTGTTGATAAGTATAAATATTTGTATTAATTACTTCATTTAAAGCATTTTCATTAAATAATCTAATATCTTGATTTATTTTTTCTTCCTGATCTAAATAAGCATTATTGATATCAATGTTATTTATTTTTAATTCATCAGGTTTTAGATAACCATTCTTATAACTATTTCCATCTGATAAAATTACATTCCAGTCTAAAATATTAGTTGAATTACTATTGATATTAAAATACACTTTTCCTTCTTTAGGATTTTCATTAACTTCATAATCACTAGTACTTTGTAATCCAATATCAGTTATATTCCAGCCTCCAATAATTCCATCACTACATTCAATCATAATATCTTTTAAACTGCCTTTTTTTATATATGAAGCATCTAATTCCTCATTTATTCCCCAGGCAATATTAAATGGTCCATCTTTACCATTACTACTAAAAGCTATTCCACTAGCATCAATTCTTAAAATATTTTGTGCTAGTTCTATATCATTATTATCCATATAATAAGTAGCTCTTGGTTTACCAAAACTATCTGTTTTAGTATATACATAACCACCATTATTACCATTTATTAAATCTACTTTTTCCTGTACTAGTTCTTGAAATACTTTAGTATTTAAAGTGAGATTATTATTAACTTTTGATATATCTCGATTTGTTGTTACTGCTAGATCTGAACTTGTTGCAATAGTTTTATCTAAAGTTATTTTTGAATTAGAGGGATCAAGATAATCTTTTTCTAAAACTACACATAAGAAGTAATCATCTATTTTATGTTCTTTTGAAACACACTTTAAATTATCCCCTAATCTAATCTTTTCTATATCAACTTCAACTAGTGATAAATCAATAGCTGTAATTGTCAATGATAAAGACATTTTAGTAAGTTGAGATAAATCCTGGTTTGCTTTTTCTAATAATTCATTAGGATCACTAATTTTAGGATATTCTTTAACCCCATAAATCCAGCCATATTTTAATATAGCATCTTCATCATAAATATACTCATTACCATCATTTACTGTTTCTATTGTTATTGGTAGTTCTGTTTCTGGATCCTTTTCACCTAAAGGAATCAGAGCAGTTATTAAATCTACTGATGTTATATATTGTTCTAAATCTAAAATATTTTTCTTAAACTTTATTTCTTGTGAATTTAAATGGTCACAGTAGTAATTATAATCAAGGTAATTTCTATTATCTTCTTCTCTTATTGATATGTAACCACCATATTGATCAATTAATATATCTTGAATACTGCTCATTGTAGTTAATCTTTTTTTATCCATATTAGAGATACAAATTCCATTATCAAATACATCTCCAACATATATATTTTTTTCTTTTTCCACCATTTGATTATGTTTATCTAAACATGTTTTTAAATATTCATTAATACTTATATTTTCCCCTATTCTTAGTAACTGAATGGTATCATTTAAATAACCTAAGACACCTTCACAAGTAAACGTCCTAATACCATCAATAGTATCAGTACTTTCAATAACGCGACCTTTAAACATTACTTCTTGACCATCTTGATTTATTTCAATAAGTTTTATTATTGAAACTAATTTACTAATTTTATTGTAATTAGGATGATTTGGTAAAATTGTAAATACTAATGTATTTGAGGTGTTGAGCTTTTGTTTTAAATTAAGTTTAGCGCAGCGATAATCATAACTGGAAGTATCATGAATAATATAATCATCACTTAATAATTTAACTATCATAATTTTTTATCCTCATCATTTAAATAATGTTTTTTAAATGGATTTGCAAGAATATTAATTGTTATTTGATTAACTAAATTATCATTTCGACTATCTACTTCTATTGATACTCTGCCCTCATAATAATATTCACTATCACTAGTTATAACAGCATTTACTCTTTGACCATGAAATGTATTAAATAATTCTTCAATATATTTATGCCATAATTCAGTTTTTTCTACACTATCTACATTTATACTAATAACTCTTTGTTGGTAGGTTGGCTTACCATATACCTCCGTTAAATCTATATAATTATTAGAATAAGGAATAGCAACAATATTTGTTATTACTTCAGGTGCACCAATATGATAACTTAGAATCCGCATTTTAAAATCATCTCTTAATGAATACTTTTTTTCATTTCGATATAAGATCAAGTCTATCATGCCCCATGTCTCCCCTTTCGACTAGTTTCTCTACCTAATTCAATATCTACTGCTGGAGTAATAATCTTACCAACAGCTGTTTTATCCATATAAACATCCATTTTAATTTTTGACATGGTAGTTGCCAATTTTTCATAATCAATTAAATCTTCATTAATAATATTTTCTTTACCAAAACCTAAAGAGAAGTCATTACTAAACCAGCTAGTTGAAGATGAAGCTGATTGTTTAAGTTTTTTAAAACCAGAATCAGTAGCATTAATCATATCCTTTGTTGCAGATGGCATTGCTAATTCAAAACCAACTGCGATACCACTTGGCAAATATTTTCCAACTTCATCACGCATTTTATGTGATGGTGAAAAGATATCAAAGAAACCAGTTATTGTATCCAATACACTCTCGCAAGCACCCATTGCAATATCTAATAGAGCACCAATTCCTTTTTTAAATCCTTCAATTATTCCATTAATTATATCTCGTCCTAATTTTAGCCAGTCTGTATTAACGATCGTATCCCTTATTTTTGAAACTATATTCCCTCCTAGTTCCACTAAATTATTAAGTAAACTAGAAATACCATTAATAATCCATGTCATTACATCGTAACCCACTTTATGCCAGTCAACCTGATTAAATACAGAAATAAAATTTGCTATTAATTCTCCTGCTAAACCAACCAAACCTCCAATCAAATTCTTTATTCCTTCAATAACTTTTTGTAAGATTTGTTTACCTCCTTCTAATAACTCAGGACCTCTTTCTATTAGAGCTGGAATAAATTGATAAATTATTTCTGGTACCCTTTCAATTAAAGCAGGTAAAGCATTAAAAATACCTGTTATTAAACCATCTAGTAGGTTCATTCCAGCTTCTAAAATTGCTGGTAAATTACTAATTAATCCCTCAATTAAAGTCATTATCATGTCTAATGCTGCTGGTAAAAGTACTGGAAGCTGGGCTGCTAAGCCATTCACTAAACTTAAAATAAGTGTTAGTGCTGTTTCCGCCAACATTGGCATATTTTCCATTATTCCTAATAATAATTGACTTATTATTTCAAATCCAGTTTCTGATAATTGTGGTGCTAGTTGACTAATTGTTTGACATACTGTTGTTAATATCTCACTTACAGTCTCAATAACACCAGGTAGGGCAGTAATTATTCCTGCCATCATTTGATTTAATAAATTTGATCCAGTTTCTAACATTGCGTTAGTTCCACCACTATCAAGTGACTCTTGTAATTGTGCTATAGCATCAATGCCAAAATCTGCCATTTCATTAAGTGGTGCTTCAAGACCTGCAACTAAACTTTGACCTAGTGTATTTACCCCCTGATCAATTGTTTTCATTTTTCCAGAAAAACTTTCAAATGAATTACCTATTTTAAGAACTTGTTCAACACTACCTTTTGCCATATTGATAATTGAACTCCCAATACCATTTATAACACCACCAATATTCTTAGCGACACTTCCAAGTTGTTTAATACTTTGACTCCAATTTTTAGACTGTTTAGCTATAGTATCACCTAAAATTTTACTAAGCTTTCCAATTGTTCCTCCTACAGTTTCACCAAATACACTGGCAATATCTTTACCCATATTCAAAATTGCTTTACTAGCCTCTTTAGTTACTTCTGCAGTTACCTTAATTGCAAGTTTTAATTTGTCTAACTTACTGCTTTGATCTTCTTTATCCATATTATCATCTCCTTTTTACAAGGAAATGTAATGGCTCATAGGCTCTTTTAAATTACCTTTCCATTTCTTATTATTATTTCATTTTCATATCCACAATTTTTACACTTAATATATACTCCTTTTGAATTTGCAATGTCACTAAACAATAACAGTTTCTTTTGACACCTTTTACATAAAAACCAATCTTTACGTGTTGCTGGTAATCGAATCATTTGATTCACCTCCTACCACAATGCCTGAGCAATATCTTCATCACTAATAGTTTTTTGATCTAATTTTAATTTATTTTGTATTTTTCTTATTCTAGAACGTTCCTTTTTATCACTGATTGTTGCTAGATTAACACTTCGATAATACATTCTTTGTTTTAACTCACAATCTTTTAACCCATGAAATAAAGCCATAAATTTGAACCAATGCATATCACATTTTAATAAATCAATATTATAATTTTGTAAAAATGCTGCAATAAAATAATCTCCATCCACTTTAAAATCATAAATTCTATTCTTGGTATTACAATCTTCATTACTTTCATTAATATCTTTGGTTTCAATATTTCCATCAAAAAACTTTTTAATAGCCATAAATACTTCACTATTAAATTGATTAGGAATTTCATCAACAAATAGATTTAAAATAACATTTGTTAAATATGTTTTATCACAATCTTGATTATTCAATGCATCACTCAACTCTATCCAATATTTAAAATCTGTATTAATTAAAAAGTCTTTGTCCCCAACAGTAATACTGTTGGGTAAAGACTCATATAATAGATTTATCATTTATTGATAATTTTTACGACGTTGAGCTCTATTTTTTGGTTGCAATGACATTCTTCGGGCTAACATTTGTTCATTAGCTGTTTCGTTTAAATTTACTAAACTTATAAATGCCTCTTCATACAATCTTAAATTGTGCTTATTTTCAAATAATGTAATTGAAGTTCCAGTCCCAAAAACATCATCAAAGAACTCATAGTAATAATTACATAAAGTCTTAATACGCTCTAGATCAGTACCGTCTTTAGGCATTGTTTTACAGCTGTTACTTAATTTATGCATTGCTTTACTATAGTTTTCTAAAAAGTTAACATCCTCAAAATCAGCTTCAAATTCTAATCCATTATATTCCCATTTTCTTTGGCTCATAGACTCCTCCTACATGTTTTTATTTAAATGTTAATGACATTTTATCAGCATCCAATGTAGCAACACCTTTAATACTATCTGATTTAGATTTTAATGTTCCTGAATAAGAATATGTATCAGCATTATCACCATCACTACCAGGTACAACTGCTACTAAGCGTTTTCTAGCTTCAAATTCATTACCTGTTTCACCCACTGGAGCAGTTAAGTCAACAATGACGATTTCACGTACTGCATCACTTCCTAATTTTTCATCCTCTGTTATTTCTACAATATCTTTATGTACTTCGTTATTAACATATTGATCAAAAGTATATTCAATTGATGGACTATATCCTGTTACATCTGTAATTTCTCCTGTTTCATCAACATACTGACGAGCATATTCTTTAGGATTTGCACTTTTAGTCATTGCTGTAAATCCTGTCATTCTTAAAAATTTATCTCCTACTTTATAAAAAGCTACCTTTTTATTTCTTGTTACTAATGTTTGTTCTCCTGACATAATTAATTCCTCCTATATAAAATTCTTAGCTTTACTTGATATTTTGCTGTATTTGTTTCTCTTGTAATCTGACTGCTGTTTTCAATAATCTCAATTGCATAAACTTCTTCTTGAATATCAGGAAAATTATTTAATGTATTTTGAGTTTGAATCCATTTTTCAAACATTTCATAAAATTCATTATTTTTTTGATTAATATTAAAATCACTGCCATATTTTTCAATTGAAGTTAGTGCAAATTGATATTGTCTAATTGATGAACCATCTACATACTGTTTTATAATTGGCTCACATGATATCTTATCAACAGAATACTCTTTTGCTTCACTTCCAAGATAATCAATATTTATATTTTCTTGACTTAGATAAGGACATGTATATAAATACTCTCTTATTGCTTTAATTACACTCATATTAATGCTCCTTTTGTCTTACACCTAATTTAGATATTACATTTTTAATTAAACAAACATGGGTGTAACTGCTTTATTAGTTTGATTTGTTCATCTAAACCATATAACCTTCCAGCTTGATAAGATATTTTATTCATATCTATCAATTTTTTTAATAAATTAACATCTTTGACATTAAAACTACTAAGTTTCTCTATTAGTGTATATTTAAAGTTGATTTCATTAATATCTTTTTGATATCTATCTTTCCAATACATTTTTTCTTGTTTAAGTTTATTAATATTTAACTCATTTATCCCACTCTTTAAATATCCTAAGTCCTCTTTTAGCCTTTTTATTTGATTATCCTTTACACTCATTTTTCTTTTCCACTCAATAATATCTAGTTGATGTAAAAACATGATATCTTCAATCTGTTTCTTAGTTAAATTGTTAATTTTTTTTAAATCTTTTCTTTTCATATATTCAATTTTACCTTCTATCTACGCTTTATTTAGGTGAGTTGCTCTCACTTGATTGCTGCCTTTTTACGCCTTGCACTATGGCTTGTATAATATGCATATTATTTTTAATAGCCATCACTGACTACACCCTTATCTTATCATTTAAAACAACTTATTTAGTCCCAAATAAATCCCAACTGTTATAATTCTTTAGTACTGTGTTGATTAACGTTTGGTGCTAATACTTTGTCAAGTTTATTACATGCATTACTTAGGATTTTATAATAAGTCGTCCGCGAAATCCCTTTTTCTAAAGCACTATATTCACGTTTTGAAGAGTTATCAGGATCATTTGCATATATTAAAACACAGATTTTTTCTTCTTCATTAAGTAAATCATTTATTGCACATTCTAATCTTTGTATAAAAAATTGATAATAAAATATAATTTGATCATACTGTTTACATTCTTCTATTAAATTATTTATTTTTTCAACTATTTGATTATGGTTATTATCAATATATAAATCATTTTTTTTATTTTCTAATTGTTCTTTAGTATTATTTAGTAACACTACTGTATGTTTCCATCTTTTCCAATTTTTCAATTCATATTTACTTTCCTTCATCCCTTATCACCTTTCTTTGTAGATAACTTGTCTACTTTTTGTAAAAAAAACATAAAGCATCGCTGCTTTATTCTTTGATTATTTCTTTATCAATTACCTTTCCTCCCCCTTTTTAATGTAGAAACAACTTCTACATTAAATATCTTAATATTTTGTTGAAAAATTGTCAACATATTAAAATACAAACATTGATTTGTTGAAAAAAAGAATACTAAATGTTAAAATATTATTACTATGATAAAAGGAAGTGAAAACCATGTCACATATGGGAAATAGAATAAAAAAACTAAGAATACAGCATAAAATGACTCAAGATGAACTTGCTCATCAGTTAGGATACTCTTCTCGTTCATCTATAAATAAAATAGAAATTGGAAGAAGTGAGCTTCCACAATCAAAGATTACTTTAGCTGCCAATATTCTTCAAACTACTCCTGCGTATATCTTAGGATGGCAAGAATCTATTAAACCAATAGATCATGAATTTGAAAAAATTCCTGTCTATCCACCCATATGTTGTGGCGATGGATGGTTTACAGAAGATAATATTATTGATTATATATCAATTCCTAAAAAGATGCTTCAACCTCACAAACAATATTTTGCAAACTATGCTATGGGTGATTCTATGAAGAATGAAAATATCAATGATGGTGATCTTGTAATATTTGAACATACTAATGTTATTAATAATGGTGATATTGGTTGTTTTAATATTGATAATAACGAAGCCACATGTAAGATATTTAAACGTGATCCAATAACTTCAATTATTATGCTATTACCTGCAAATAATGATTATCAACCAATTATTATTACCTCACAAAATATAGGGTTTAAAGTTATTGGTAAGTTAGCCCTCGTAATAAATAATCGTCAATAATAAATGGGACATCACACTAGTGAACATCCCAATGGAGTCAACTTAAGATTCAAATCTTAAGCTGACTCTTTCTTTTT